GGTGTCGTCTTGCGGTATTCATTTAAGAACTCCATAACATATTTGCCTGGGCAGATGGTATTACTGAAATCTCTATGTCCGTATATTTCGCTATCAGGGATGTTGTGTTCTTTCTGTTTTTCTTTTAAGAGAGCTTCTAATGTTTTGAGTTGTTGTTTAGTAGGTTTCTTTTCATCTAAGTTGCCCCGTAAACATATCGCTATATCATTATTATACCCTTTGGTATGACAACCTTCTTCGCCATCTTCTCTTGCTTTGAATAGTTTTCCGCTATTATCAATAAAATAGTTGTAAGCCGCATACCAACCTAAACTAGATTTCATACCATACTTCTTCTTGTGATATGAGTTTACTGAATAAAATGAATGATTAAATCCCACGTGATGTAAAATGAGTTTCATAGTTTCTATGTTAAGTTGTAAAATATGGGGGGCTTCCTTTATAAGGATAGCTGTATTAAGCCGAGCCCCCCTTGTGTAAGCCACTAGATACTCTAGGGCATTACTTTTAAGACAGGGGAGGATTTGTGAGTCCTATCCCTGTCGCTTTGAAGGAGGAGAGAGATGCTTGTTGAATCTTGGGTGTGCTGTTCTGCTTGGGTTTGACGGTTTTGAAAGAACTCTTTTCTTGACTCTGATTTTGAATCCATCAAAGCCCATGTGGTTGAGCAGATAAGCATAGAAGGTCATAATATCGTTCTGACAACGAAACTTGAATACTCTACACTCATTGCCCCACTTTGTGAAAGCTCGGAGTTCCTCTTGGTTGATATGCCAATCAATGTAGTTTCTGACCGAGATGCAGTCCCTGATGGTGCTGATAGACATATACCTACCTTCTCTTGGAAGCACTTGCTTTGTCATTGTTCTATCCTCTCTATTTTTAACCGTAATTTGTTTGATTTTCGGAAATGATTTCTAATATATTCCTTGACCCTGAATGCTATCTCTGATGTTTCAACAACATCTTTATAGAGGGGCTTCTTCCCTTTAAAAGAGGTTGCCACAACTTCTGGTGATATGTTTGCCACCAGAATAGCGTAAATCTCTCTGACCTGGCTCTCATGTTGAATCCTCTGGTTGTAAAGAATCATCTTCTCTCCTTTTTAAAAGAACTATATTTTTTCGTTTATATGTTGAACCTCTGTTAAAATACCATTAAGTAGTTTCTCTAAGCTATTCATTCTTTCTTCTAATCGCCCGATAACTACTTCGTTATCTCTTGAACGCCCAATAGCTTCATATGCTCTTTCGGTGGCTCTACCTACTTGATAGTTTGTATATCCGAAAGCAGCTACTATTATTGTAAGTGCAGCTAGAAATACTTTTAGATTGACGTATGTTGGTTGAATCATATTAGTATCCGAAAAATGATTTTTTAATTCCTCTTTTAGCTCGACTAGCTCTAATTCTTGCTTTTTCTTCTAAGACTCTTTTATTTCTTGCTTTCATTGCCTTTCTTGGTCCAGTGATTCCACTCACTGCGGCTCTTGGCAATCCTTTAATAGTGTTCTTTAATATGTCTCTTTTATCCTTAGCTGCCTTTGTTCTTAGAACAGCTGTTTGTTTGTTATACCTTTTGATTTTGCCCGCCCTACTCAAAGAACGGTTCTTTGTTATACTTTGTCTAAGTTGTTTTTTTGTTATCATTGTTTTGATTAGTTTTAATTTCTTCTAGCGACCTTTCGTCCCACCCCTTGACTGGCCAAAATCTTTCTACCAACCAACTAAGTGGATATTTGTAATTGTTGTTGTTCCAGAATAGAGCTTTTACTTTGTTCCTTGTCTTTTGTGTTTCCTTTCCACTAATAGGCCAAGGGAATCCGAAGTCATTTACTTGTTTGGTTCTAAACATGTGGGAATACCATGTCTTATGGTTTACCATACATTTGCCTCCTGATAACCAGGTCTTACAAGCTACCTCTATTCCTTGGTTGCCCCAGTTTCCTAATGTCTCATCTGATAGGTTTAATTCCCAGTACTTGTCCTTGGTACACATAAAGCAACTTCCTTGTAAACTCATTGTCTCTGTTAGGTCACCTTTGCCCTCAGGTCTCTTGTTGTATTCTCCGAAGTATTGAAAATGAGGGGTGCTATCAAAACAATAAGAATTGCTGTTTGGTCTCTTTTTAGCAAGCCATTTAATGTCCTTAGTCATTTGTTTTCCACACTTACATGTCCCACCCTTGTCCTGATACTTTCTTTCGCCACACTCACAGACCCAATCAAAGGCGTGTAAGTTCTTCATAGTAGGAACCATGGTCCAGTCATCGTGCATCTCATCAATCATCTTTCTGTCAAAGCCCTTGTCAAAAGAGCAGTGGGCGTCTACTTTCATCAAATATTTGCCTCGAGCGAGTCTGGCTGCAAAATTGGTAGCCGCCCTCTGTCCCACTGCCTCCCCTAAATGGAGAACAGTTACTCTGTCGTGTATTGGTATGCCTGGGTTAGGCCAGTATCCATCTAGGACAGCTATTACTTCTGTGTCTGCCTCAATGTTATCCAGTATGTCCTGGATTGTCCTAACCAAGAATTCTTCGTTCCTAGCAGGTATTAAAATGCTTAAGTCACAAGGTCGCATAAAAATTCTACATCCCAGCCAGGTATCTGGTCTAGTTTGTATTCTTTAAAGTTCTTACAAGTTTTTTTGTCTCGGAAGTCTTCTACCTTCATCCGCCCAGTTCCTGATAGGTTTTTTCCATGTCTTATGTCTATATTGGGCAACTCACTCTCAAAGTAGTCAAACCCATAGTTATCCACATTTCTACTGTGTCCTGTTCCTGGCTCATAACCATAGAACTTTCTTGGCTTGCCCTCCTCAATTATTTTAATTTTCTTCTCATAGTGTTGTATTAGGAGTTTTCTATTGGCACATAGTTGGGATAGCCACCTATGGTCATACTTTACTATCTTGCCTGTTTTTAGTTTGAACTTATAGGCGTTGCTGTTGTAGTAGTAAGTGTCATCTCTGGGTGGAGTGAACTTAAAGTGTGATGGGTGGTATAGGACATCGTGTTCTGCCATAAAGATGTAGTCTGCTTTACTCTTTTTAAGTCCGTGTAATATCTGTTTGAACATTGAGAGGTATCCTTTCTCGCCCTTAACAACATAGTTCTCTCCAAAGTCTAATGGCTTATTAAGTGAAACTGATATTATTGGTAGTTCCGCATTTTTTAATTGTTCTTGTACAAGTTTGAAGACTTTCTGATTCTTCATCTCGTGTGCTGTGTAATACAATATTTGTTTCATGATTTTACCCAGAACCAACTAGCATGTCGGTCTGCTGGTGTTTTTTGGTTTTTAATGTCTGTTAAATATACTGGTGATATTTGGTGAAGCGATGTGTAGTTATCAACTGCCACTTTCACGTGTCTGGTCTTTGGGTTTTTATCTGTCTGGTAATCGTGCCCACAAACCATCCCTCCTCTTCTAACCTTTCTTTGCCACAATAGTATATCTAACATTACAAAATCATAATCGTGATTGCCGTCTATGTAAACAAAATCTAGTGACTTGTCTATTATCTTGTTAAAGGCTGTTTCACTTTTCTCTTGTATCCATATTCCATTATACTTTCTAAGAGTTTTGTGAGCCACGTCTTTAATCTCAGGGTGCCTTCCATTGTGGTTTTTACTGCCTGCGTAATCATAATAAGGGTCAACTAGATACATTTTTGAACCTGGTATTCCTTTAAGAATAGCTTTACTGAACTCTCCATACTGGACTCCTACTTCAGCTCCTATCTTGTATCCTAGGTCACGCCATAACTCTATTAGCCCTTCTCTGTTTAAATCTTTAATTACTCTCGGCCATTTTTCTGTCCCTTGGTTTAATTTGAACCTATCTAGTATAAATCTCTCTGTTTCTACTGTTTCCCATTTGGTGTTCCATCCTGGAACTGGTTTGAACATTTTAAGAACTTTATCTAAGGTAGGTCTTCCCTCTCCTCTAACCCAATAATCTATAGCGTATTTTCTGGACTTCTTCCATTCATTGCCTGGTTTCTTGTAGCCTCGGTCATTACCACGCTTACCTACTCGTTTCTTCTTATGAGCATACCACGTACCTCTGTTAAGAACATATCTTCCTCCTGCTTGGTAGGTCTTTAAGCAAACCTCTTGGGCTTCTGCTCCCATAGTGCCATAGTTCTCCTCATCTAGTCCGCCTATCTTTTCAAAGAAACTTTTGTGCATAAACCAGCAACTTCCTTGAGATGTCATTAGGTCAACTATCTGTTGGTCTTTAGGAACTCTGGAAGAATATCCTGGCCAATCTACTCCCTTAAAAGTGTAGTTAGGGTCTTTGGGGTGTGAGATGTATTGAAAGTCATAGTAAATGCCTTCCTTGTGTTGCCCCCAGGTATTCTTATCAATAGCGTATCTTCTAGGAACTACTACCCAGTTGTCCTTACAGCTCTTTTTGAGCTTGACATCATATCCTTCGTCGAAAGCACAATGAGCATCACATTTCATTATGTATTTACCAGTAGCCTTTTTAACCCCCTCGTTAACGGAGTTTCTCATACCCTTGGATTTCTTTCTCCAAATGGTCTTAACTCCTTTAGGTAGGTCAGGTTTCTTTTCGTAGCCATCTAAGACTACAATTATCTCTACTTCTTCTTTGGCGTTCTTTATTAAACTATCTACAGTTTTATCCAAATAGAGTTCGTTTCTACTTGGAATAATTACACTAACTTTTTCCATTTTGGTTTTATTTCATTATAATAATAATCTTTCCACTCTTCATAAAAGGCTCTGGTTTCTGTCTCTGCCTCTTTAGTTGAGTGTTGGTGTGTCCTAGGGAAGCTGACGTGCTTATGGGCAAACCAAGTGTTCTTATTAACCATCATCTTACCGCCAGCTTTCCATGTTTTAAATATCATTTCGTGGCTGTCTTGTAAGAGTGGTCCATACTTCTTGCTGTTTAGGTTTTTAATTACTTTGTCCCACCAGCTCTTCTTCATAAACCAGCAGGAGCCTTGCATTCCCATACTTTCGTCTATTGGGACATCTTTTCTATCTGGTCTGTCCCATGGCATTCCACAGAACTTCTTGCCATTACCTATTGTTTGTATTCCTAGTCTCTCATAGTCAACTGGTGGTAAATCCATTACTTCCCATTTAACTGGGTCTAAGAAATACCTTCTTGGAGTAACTATCCAGTTGTCTTCCATATTTTCTGTTATCTCTTTGTCGTAACCTGGGGCAAACATACAATGACTATCTGTTCTCATAAGGTAGTCTCCTCTGGCTATACTTACCCCTGCGTTGATAGCGTCTCTCATACCTCGCTTCTTGCCGAGGTGAAGATAATTAACTCTTGGGTCTTCTACCATGTGTTCTGGGGCTAACCAGCCTCCGTCTAGCACTGCAATGACCTCTATTGGTCCTTTTGCGTTCTCTAATAATGATTCTATTGTTGGTTTTGAAAGAGCATCTTTAAATATTGGTATTATTACACTAATCATATTATTTTTTCTCTAACTTGATTTCATAATCACTTAACTTGGTTTTTAATTGGGTGGGAATATCGTCTTTGTCTATGTTCTCAAAGACCACGCTTGGGACTCCTTCTTCTACTACACAATCATCTTCTTCCTCGCAATTTAACTTTTTAACCGCCAGCATTTCATTCCAAACATCCATTACTATTTTTCCTTCTTCGCCCCAGTAGTTAAACACTGGAACTTCTATTACTTCTGTTGGTTGAGTGTCCGAGATAAAATATCCCCCGACTCCACCCATTGTGGCTATGGTTACGACTACCCCTGCTTTTTTTAAGTAATCTAGTATTTCTTTTGTCATATTATTCGTGTAAATAATGAAGTTCAAAAATTGAATTAATAAAGTCAGCGTCTGTTCCATCGGCTGTATATACCTGAAATTGGAAGGTATCGCCTGCGTTTGCTTCTAAGTATATTGGAACAGTTACATTTGTATAGTTTCCATTTCCTTGCCCTGTTGCTCCTATCTTGTATCCTGCTTGAGCTGACTGAGTTACGTTGTATATTCTGAATATGTAATCTTTGCTTTGACCACCCTCAAATGTTACCGACATACTACCAGTATAATCACCAGCGTTAGTAATAACCATTTCATCATCTACTAATGTTAATCCATCAGATTCTATACCTGTCCATAAATCATTACCAGAGTTAGTAACGTGAGTCCAAGTTTCTACTCCAATATCAAGTGTTTCTGATTGGTCTTGGAATCCACCGTAAGCGTGCCAGATTTTAGTTGGTCTGATATATGCGTCTACAACCACATCACCACCACTTGGTTCTATTCTTAAATCCCCATTACTATCTACGCTGAATTGTGTCTCATCTACTCCGTCTGTATGAGTAAGGACTAATTGAGTAGTTACTGCTAGGACTTCTAGTTTATACCCAGGACTCTCTGTCCCAATCCCGACGTTGCCTGCGTTTGCATCACTTTCTCCCATAAAATTAATTATATTCCTTAAATCTCCAGAAAAAACTTCTAATCTATTTGAATTAACTTGAATATTAAAAGAGTCTGCATCAGCTGTGCTATCCACAAACTTTAAGGCTGGACTTGTGTCTGTTATTTGGATATCTCCGACAACTTCTAATTTACTATCTGGGCTCGTCGTTCCAATCCCGACGTTGCCATCTTGTTGTATTATTAACCTTATATCTCCATCATCTGCTATTTTAAATTTATTAGAATCAGAACCATCATTATATATTCCCCATTTTTTCACATTATTTTCTCTAAAATGAATTCCAGAATCATCTTCCGTGGGGGAATTTATATAAATATATGCATTTTCAGTATCTGAAGATACCTCTAGTTCGCTATTTGGACTCGTCGTCCCAATCCCTACGTTGCCATCTTTATCAATTCTCATTTGTTCCGTTACAGTTCCCCCTTCAACGGTTGTCCCAAAAATCAAAGCCGTATCATCATTATTATCAGTAGCACTTTCCTTAACAGAAGCAATAAATGCTCCTTCAAAGCTAGTTGTATCTTCGTTATTTGGCATATAGAAAGATATTTTGGAACCCATCCCCGCTTGCATATTAACCAAATCACCATCATCCATAGATATTCTTAAAGCCTCTATCGGAGAAGAGTCAGCTGTTGCAGGTTGCCTAATATGTAGTAACGCCCCAGGACTCGTAGTCCCAATCCCGACGTTACCTGAGGAGTCTATTCTCATACGCTCTGTAGCTTCTCCTTCTTCAGGAACGACTTTTGCTTTTGTCTCAAAAGTTAAATATCCCCCCTTATTATTAGAGCCTTGAGCTTCCGCAGCATAAGCTCTTATCATTACTGGGGCATCAACACTAGAGACACCCCCATCAGAGCTATCAAATAAAATTTGTCCTAATAAATAATCTACTAAAACACCGGAGCCTTGTTGTCTATTTAACAAAATATTTGCTCCTGTGCTTTCACCGACGTGTAACTTCGCCTCCGGGCTCGTCGTCCCAATCCCAACTAAACCTTCGGCGGTAACAGTCATAAGGTCTCCGTCTCCACTTGCTCCTCTTGAAAGATTAAAGACATCTGTATCGCCTCTAGTCACTACTTCAAGCATTGCATCAGGGGTTGTATCTCCTATTCCCATATCACCGTTATCTGCTATTGTCATTCGTGTAGTATCATTTGTTCCAAAATTAATATCTTGTTCGTTAACTGTTCCTATATTAAGATTTCCTGACCCATCTGAAACCCAAGTATTACCGTCAAAGTAAGCACTAATAGATGAATCCTCAACTCTTAATCCTGCATTGGCTAAAGTTAAAGAACCAAAACCCCCTATTGAAGCATCCTTATATACGTGCAAAGTATTTCCTGGGCTCGTAGTCCCAATTCCGACGTTGCCTGAAGAGTCAACATATAATCCTTCATCATCGCCATCTCCACTAACATATCCTCCATTAAGAGCAATGTTTTCGCCGTTGAGGTCTATTCCGCCAGTTCCAACTACTCCTTCTAATAAAAAGGTTTTAGATACAGACATGGTGGCTACATCTAGGACATCTACGTCCATTGTTCCTATTCCTGTAATATCACAAGTGCCTGCTGTCCTACAATCTAAATCTTGATTAAATTTCCAATATTGAGAGAAGTAAGCATTTACTCCGCCAGCTATTAGAATACCGACTATTGAAATTGTGAGTATTTTTTTGATTGTTTTTATCATACTAGTGCCACGACTTCTAGCTCCTCTCCATTTTCAGGAGCATAGTCGTTTAAAGTTATTTGATTTTTATTATCGTTTAGGGTCCATCCAGCATCGCTAACTAAACCACCATTATTATTAACAAGTATAACACCTTTTACCTTTCTGCCCAAAGAGAATGTTTGATTACTTCCATCACATTGGCTGTCTAAGTCTATGGTTGCTACTGATAAGATGGAATCATCTATTTGTGCTTGTAGCCCCATTCCCAAGGCTCTAAAGGCAGGCATCTTAATTAGCTCTGGGTTTTGCATAATAAGGTCGGCACTATCTTTTATTGCCGCCTTAATCATTGTGTCAACTTCTTTTCTAAATGAATCTATTTCTTTTCTAACTGTCTTTTTAATGTTTGGAAGTAGGTAGGTTTTGCCGTCTCTTCCGTTCTTGCCGTTCTTACCATCTTTTCCTCTTTTACCCTCTGGACCTCTGTCTCCCTTATCTCCCTTCTCCCCTTTGGGTCCACGTTCCCCTTGTGGTCCTTGTGGTCCTGTTTTTCCTTGCGGACCAACGTCTCCCTTATCCCCTTTATCACCCTTAATTTGAGTAATCTTTTCAAATATCTCTTTGGTTTGGTTTCTATCTTCTTTCATTTCTGCCTTTTCTTTTTCCACAGTTTCTTTCTTTTTAATAGATATTTCTTCTAAGGTAGATTTGTATTCTTCTGGGGTGGTTCCGTATTGTGTTAGTAACTTATCTGTTAATAACTTTATTCCTTCACGGAACTCCTCTGTAGAAATATCCTCTCCATTATCAACAGCCTCCTTCTCAATTTTATTGATAATGATTCCTATTTGCTTTTGTATTTTACGTAATTTGGTTAGGGGTATTGACATATGTTTTTAATTATGCTAGTATGGAATTGAAAGTAAATTAAATATTTTCAGTTGGCAAATTCCCACATTTCTGTGCCAACTGAGTGTGGGATTTGCTTTTAACAATAATTTCTATATTTATTAGTAGGACTGCTAACCCACAATCGGACCAAGCTACTAATATCTTATCTGCAGTTTAAAGTCCGTGTGGAGGGTAGCTTATCAGGGAGCTATGGAAATCCTGTGCTATATACGCTGATACCCATCGCTTAATTCGTTAAGATGTATTCCGTTTGCGAATTAAGGAGTAGGTTAATGGGGATACCGAGGAAACTTCAGTCTTTGACAGGGAAGCGGAGGTAGTATCATTAATACAGTTACGGAATGAACTTACTGAGATAAAACAGATTAATAAGTTCTAATCACCGAGGCACTTGCATTGCTATAGGGGGATATCTATGCCGCTGCAGGGTTTCGGGGGTTGGGGCAGGGAAAATTATAATTAATTAACAAAATATATGGATAAATTAGACATTATTAAGGAAATATCGGAGTTTGAAAATAATCTTACAACTGCAATTCTTTCAAAAAATGGCGACGAAACTAAATTAAGTTATTTAATAAGCAAAATAGCAGATTCAATTATAAGTGATTTCGGGATTCCAGAAGACAATACCGTTGAATTATGTAATGAATATGGCGTTCAATCATTAACTGATTTACCTTCTGATGTTTTAAAAGAAGAAATGTATTGTCGTGATTCTGATTCTGATATTATTTATGAGTATTGTGACGGTAAAGAAACTAAGGAAAAGGTCATTAAATTCTTAGAAAAATCGGCAGAAATCGCTAAAACTCTATAATTAATTAATAAACAAATATGACTAAATCATTAGTATTCATCTATTTAATAATAATCTTGGCTGTTATATGCTTAATAGCTTTGTAAAGAACTATGTTTAACACAAAAGATTTAGCTACAATAATCATACTGGCACTATTCTTATATGGAATACTTGGGTAATTATTTCTCTGGACTTATTATTTTATAAGCTCCATAAACAGCCCCAGCCCTTACTATATTCTGTCCTATGCTTCTTAACATTGGGTGCATCTCTAGGTATCTTTGAAAGGCACTACTATCCATTAACTTGTATGATTTTTCAGCCAAATTAAATCTGACTGAATACAAATTATTCAATTCATCTAACTTACTAGCAAACCCTTCGGTTGCCCCTGGGGTTCTTTTTACTATGAAGTTGTTTATAGTCCTTCTTATTTTCAAATAGGCATCCTTAACAGCAGTTGCCTTTTCTGGATTCTGAAATAGATTTGGGAACTCTCTTTCTAGTAAATTATCTAGTTCTATTCTTGCTCTCCATAATTCATAATTATCATCAGTACTATTCATTACCGTTTCCTTAGATAGCTTTTTGACGCTTTTGAAAATCCTATTTAAAGTAGCATCTGACTTAGTAGAAAGTGATGGTGTTACCCTATCTATATCTTCAAGCAAATCAATAGCTGTAAATTTATTGTCTATCGGTGAACTCTTCAAAAATGGAGCAACCTGTTCTTCAGATATTTTCTTTATTTGCTTATTTATTTTTTGAAGATTACTAACTGGGTTCCCCTTAGAGTTTATTGTGTTTTCTACAGACTTAGCCAACTCTATATCTTTCTGACTTGGTTGATAAGTTATTTTTCTTGTAACACCACTAACCTTAGCACCGCCTGGACCACCAGACTTTTCAAAGGCACTTATCGCCCCTTTCTTATACTGTTGCTTAGAAACAAGACTTGCTTTTTTTTCTAGTTTTGCTTTTTTATTAATATCATTAAGATAAGATATGAATCCCTTACTAACATTACCTTTATTATTACCAGTTAAAACACGGTCTCCAAATAACCCCTTGCCCATCATCGCTATCTCTATCCCCGCCAGAGGAACTTCAATAAAAGGACTAGCCGCTGTATATAGCGGCTTTTTACCGTCGATTATATCAACAGCTCTGTTTTCGGCTTCAGAGATATAGCTCTTAAATGGTTTAAGACCAGGAACCTTGTATTCTTTCTGACTTGCCTTTCCAGTAGCCAGTGTTCTAGGAACCTCGGTAGCAGAGGCAATAAACTTAGCTGGGGTTTCAACTCCAACTTGATAAGTTGCCTTTGGTAATCCCTTAACTGTTTCTTTTACTGTTCCCCAGAAACTACCCTTCTTTTTAGCTTCCTCTCTAAACCCAGTGGCTTCTTTCTGGTATTGAGCAATCCTTTCTTGCCTACCTTCTGAGCCATATTTCGCTTTGAAGTCGCCAACAACAGCTTCGATGTTCTTATCTGGTTCTTTATTAGAAACCATTTGTTGAACTATATCGTCTAGTTGTTTTCTTCTTTGTTCTGTAAGCATATTTTTAGTAGTTATATTTATCTCTTAATGAATTTATTTCGGTGCTACTAGAACCTTTACTAGAACCTTTGGTTGTCTCAAATCCCTCTAATTGACTGGTAAGTTTTTCTTCTAATAATCTAGTTAATTCTTCGGCACCAGCCTTAGCAGCATCTTCATTCATTGATAAATTAGGCATCAAGCTCATATAGAACCTTCTATCTGCATCAGATATTCTTCCTTTCTCATATAATCTAGTTAATTGCATACCAACAATTCCGACTGATGCATTGAATTTTGCCACCTCTTTGTTCCACTTTCCAGAGCCAAAGAATTTACTTATTGGACCCTGTAGTAATCCCTTTAGATTTTTAGGAACACTCTTCCAAGAATCAAGAACATTAGTCATTTCATTCTTAATATAGCTAACAGACTGTTTTGTTTCAGAGTCTATCACGGAAGTATATCCAACAGCATTTAATTCTGGTGCTATTTGAGCCCTTTGAGTAGGGGTTATGTCTGTTAATTTAATAGTTCCATCATATACGGCTTTAGCTATCGGAGACAATTGTCCTGGGGCTATCTCTGCTCCCGGGAGCACCCCTGTTTCTCCTGGCGTTATTCCATAGGCCTGTTGTTTAGTTGTTCCATAAGGAACTCCTAATGATTTAGCTTCAGAAACACTCAATATATCTTCTTCTGGAATAATAGTAGCCGCTGCCATACTGGCTTTAGTGGTTGCCTCTTCTAAGGTATCACCAATATTAATACCAGCATTAGGGAAGTCAATCATTAAACTACCAACTTGTGTTTTTTCAGCCTTAGTCTCTTCATATTGTTTTAATTTAAGATTCATAGCATCATCTAGTGCTTGTCTGTATTCAGTATCTAGTTTGTCAATCTTACTTTCATTAGCCGTGATAAAGTCGCTAAATACTTGGTATTCAAATTGTAGGTCTTTGGTATAGGCATCTACTGCTTTATCTACTAGATTTTGAGCCTCGGCAAAGTCCTGACTTATAGCTGCTAAAGTAGCTGATTTAGCATTAATATTAGCTGCTTTCTGATTAAGAACTACTGCCGCATTTCTGTTAATCTGAGCTACAGCATTATTCATAAAGTCCATACCAATTCCAGGGCGTCCCATCATATCTGCTATCTGTTGGTCTCTCATAGCCACATACTTGTTATAATCAGTGCTTAGGGTTTCTATTTCAGCTCTTCTAGCCTTTTTATCAGATAGGTATTCAGCAGTATCTACTCCGTATTCTTCTTCTACGTCTTCTCTATAATCAGATGGTTTATCTTTTCCTATCCAAGTTAAGAAGTCTGTCCAATGCTTTGGTCGTTCTGGTGTCTCTGTCTTTAGCTTATCAGCCTCGGCCTTAGCTCTATCAGCTTCTTCCTGTTTAATCTTAGCAGCCGCTGTATAAGCATCAGCTCCCTCTATCGTAGAAATATCGGGCGTAGTATCAGGTATTTCCAGATTATTAGCACCAGCTAAATCCTCCACGTTGGGTGGAGGTGGATTCTTTCCGCCTATTGGTCCACCAGGTAACCCAATTTGACCAGTTGGTTGTATACCTTCAGTAGCGACCTGGTTTGTTAGATCCCTAACACTACCTTGTATTTTCATAAGGTTTTCTTCTAATTCTTTTGGTACTTGTTTATCTTCTGCCATGTTTTTTATTTAATTAATTAAGGGGCTTTTAATAGTTCTATCATCCAGTGGACGACAGATAATACTCCAGTTGTTCCGCCACTATCTCTTTTCCCATCGATAGAGATAACAACATCATCTGAAGTATCGTCTGATTTAGTATCTGTAAATATTACGTTAGTACCGTCGATTTGTATTGCTCTTCCAGCAATCTTTTGAGAGTCAACAGCACCTATGTTTTTCATAATACAATCTAGTTCCCATATTTGACTATTATCACCACTGGCTCTAACTATTGTTATTCCAGCAGATTCTCCAGAAACATCTACGTCTCCTATTTGTAAATTAACCTCCCCAACCCAAGAAGTAGCATCAGTTCTAATTTGAGCCCTGATTCTTATAGCGTCATTAATTCCTAGTGTTCCTCCAGCTAAAACATATCTTACTATTTCAATAGCCGTGGTACCATCAATAGTTTCACTACCACCAGTCATATCGTTCATTAGAACGGATATTCCACCAGTAGTAGTATTATCATCAACATACTTCTTATTAGCCATTTGGTAATTAGTAGAAGGTGCTGAACTAGGAGTAGTAGGGAACGAGCTAAAGGCTTTTACTCCACCTACATTTTGATTACCCGTCAACTTAACTGTAAACCCATCTATGGCTGTTTTATTATAATATATAGCTGAGTGGTCATCGTCTCCTAATCCATCTAATGCCCCGTGGTCTGTTACTCCACTGGTTGATTGCCAACTTCCATCTATATAAGAATAAAGTGTTAATCCACTGCCACTATCATATACCACCATCTCCCCTTGGAATCCTGTATAAGTAGGAACAGAGGTAAAGATAGGAAGACCCATGTGAAGCAGTCTAACTTTTAATAAGTCATAACTCTTAATATCTTCAAACTGTTGTTTCTTATCATCAAGAGGTCGTTGCTCTAATCGGGCAATCTTTGAATTTAACTCATCTATTAATTGTTTGTTTTCGTCTGGGCTAGGCATATTATTCTGGTATGAAATCATAATCAATTATTATTTTACTAAAGGCTGTATCTCCAGCTGTCCATTTAAGAACAGGTCTGAATGAATAACAGTCTTTACCGACGTTTTTAAACTTCTTGGATACTATTGCTCCGTCGTTTGTATAACTAATATTTGTATTTCCTCTTGGGTCATTTAGTGTAAAGGATGTTCCAAAATCAACATCCAATGTAGGCGTAATATCATCGCCAGTGGCTAGTGGGTCAAAGAAGAACTGAACGTAGTTTATTCTCATCTTAGCCCCAGGACAGAAGTATTTTCCCCTCCACTCAGCATTTCCTGATTGAGTTGTAGTATTGAACTTACTAAATACATAATTATCAGTATTGCTTCTAAATGAAGCAAAGATTATATTTTGCTGCAGTAATCCCACAAATCCAGTATCAGCAGAACCACCAACTCTTCTGTCTGAATATGGTTGACTAAATGATATTGGTAGATTTCTAGTAGGTCTACCATAGGCAAAGATACGATTCTCAATAGATGTAGCCCCCAAGAGAGTTCTACCGTGAAATTCATCAATAGCATTTCTGTGGTTTACATTCCAATATTTAAAAGCACTTCCTGATACTGTTTTAAGGTGTTCTATTTCTTCTCCACCATTTTCTGTTAGTTGTCTTAGTGTGCTTTGAGACTCTCTACCTTGAGTTACTATTTGAATACCATCGTCAGTGTTGATTGAAGCTACTATCTTATTATCTTGAACAGGAATTGAGTAGTTATAGTCTTCAGACACACCATCCCACATAAATACTTTAGATTCGGTTCTACTTGTATCAACCCCAGGTTTTTTCCAAGCACATATCCCAATATGGTTCCTTGTAGGGAATAAGTCTGTAATTTCCCATTTATTAGGTAGGTCTAATGCCTGTTCTGTAAATTGTCCGACGGCACTAGCAGAGCCAGTGGCTTGACCATCAAACTTACTCAAATATCTTCCATTGCCAATCCACATATAAGTTTTCCACTCTAAAATTGGATGCGATGCATCATTTAAACTAGCAGCTCCAATTGCTGAAGTAGACATATAGTCATCATCAAAAGTAACGTTAGTGGCACTTATATTACACTTACCAATATCTGTATTGCTTGCATACCATAGATAATTAGTAGAACTAATAGGATAGATTGCTAATTCCTCTCCATTAGAGAATGTATGTGGCCAGGCACTTGTGTTTGTGAAAATAGCACCATTATTAACATGATAAACAGCGTTTGTGTCAATAGCATATACATCTGGGGTAATGGTTGTATCATTTGGGTCTACTACTGCATCCAATACTAAACCACTTAAAACACTTGCTGAACTGTGGGCAACAGTACTCTCAGCCCAGCCAGGCATTATGTATCCTATCTTTCTGTGAGGGTCTATATCTCTTGCCTCGGCATAAGTGCCCTCTGGACCAAACAAATCCGAGGAAGGTGTTAATCCCCCTAGAAATGCGTTCTCTGCTTTGTATACTTGTTTTGCCATATTATGTTGATTCTTTAGGTCTATAATCCCAGCTGGCACTGTTCTTAGTATCTTGAGACCAACTGGCATCGTTTTTATCTTTATATGTCCAATCTGCTGGACTAGGGCTTGGACTAATACTCGGACTTGATGATGGTGAAATTGATGAAGATGCACTCGGTGAAACCGATGAACTAACACTTGGTGAGACACTTGGAGATACTGATGAGCTAGGAGAGGGCGATAAACTCGGAGATACTGAAGGACTGGAGGATGGGGATAATGAAGAAGACGGACTTACACTCGGTGAGACGCTAGGACTTGTAGATGGTGAAGGACTCGGTGATATTGAACTACTAGGACTGACGGATGGACTGACACTTGGGGATGTAGATGGGCTGGGACTTGGACTTACAGAAGGTGATGGGCTCGGGCTAATTGAAGGACTCAAACTAGAAGATGGACTAACCGAAGGACTGACACTAGGACTTGCTGAAGGACTGGGGCTAGGTGAGATAGAACTACTAGGGGATACTGATGGAGAGACAGAAGGACTAACTGAAGGTGATGGTGATGGACTGATTGAGCTACTAGGTGATACTGAAGGTGACACACTTGGCGATGCTGATGGGGAAAAACTAGGTGATATAGATGAAGACGGGCTAATACTTGGCGACGCAGAAGGTGAAACACTTGGACTAGAACTTGGTGATAAACTTGGACTTGGTGAAGGTGATAAACTAGGACTTACAGAGGGAGAAAGTGAAGCAGATACTGACGTATAGGTAATAACTAATTTAGGGTCGTAGTCTGTTCCTGCGTAATTAGATATTCTTACTCCTAAACCATTTTCACTTGATGTTGGTGTAAATGCACTATCAATACAATCGTGACCCTCTCTTATTCCAAAATAACTAATTCCGTCAACAACTATCCAACCTCTACCTGTAGCATTAAGAGTCCAAGCATTATATGCCGATGTTGAAATATCTCCAATATCAATTCTTGTTGCTCCCTCTGTAGGATTATCAACTGCCCCACAATTATCAAAATCAGTGGTTGACAAGGTAGTTGAACTGGCCTGACTTGCTTGAACGATATTTAACCAGTCATCACCGTCATTGTCAGCATCGTCTGCCCAAACCGCATACAAACTTAGAACGGCGGCACTTACCGTTGCCCCAACCCCTAAAGCAGAAGTATCAAATGGTAAAAATCCTCTCCATATATCATAATTTGAATCATCATATTTAGTCTTACAAATAGTATCTTCGCTAGTGGTATAATCAGCATAAAAACCATCGGTTTCATCGTGACAAGTGTCCCAATTAGAATTTCTTGAACCAACTTTTCCATCACCTGCTTCCGTATATACTGTTAATTCTGCCATTTTTGTTGAGGGATAGCTTCCCGTCCTTTGACGTTATCTAACTCCTTGTTAAGGAACGTTCTTAATTCATCATCTGTCTTAATCATTCCAAAGTCATCTTGAGTATATTGCATTGATTCACTTCCATCTTTTCGTTTAAGTGTTTTCGGCTTTTTGTTGAAACTAACATCTTTCAATTTATTCTTTCTGACATATACAGATTCTAGTTCATTGGTTTCAGGATTTAGTCTTTCTTCGTATTCTCCTTCATAAAAGTTAATACCAGCTTCTGTTATGAAACCATCATCATCTCTCCTAATAAACCAAAACTTGTAATCTTTAAACATATTGTGACCAATTCTTTTTATTAGTTGGTTCTATTCGTGTCTTACCTTCTTCTTCTCTTTTGCTGTAAAATCTAACTAAGCCTCTTTCTAGTCGGTCTCTCATTTCTACAAATCTCTTTCTTTCACTTGGGTCTCTTACGAAATCTATTGCTGCTCCTAAAGATAGTATTCTGTGGAAGGGTCTTGCAAATCCAGGCTCGGCCGTACTAGCACTTGCAAAAGCAGACACGTCTCTTGACACTACTATTTGTAGCCCACTGGTAAGAGTAACATCTCCACTAGCAGGAGTAGGGTATAACATAATGGAACGCCCAATCATATCATAATACTGGGGCATACCATTAGTTCCCTCAAATTCATCTATACCAATACTAATGTCTCTAGTGTCTACGTTTCTTAATTTCTGATAATCTCCTTGACTATTCATTACCTCTACTCTTTCAATTCTTTGAGCATTAGTAGGTAATCCATAATCTGCCTGTCCGTCTACTAAATCAGTTACAGCTATCGGTAAATCTGTTCTATTACTATCATCATACTGCCAGCCATAGGCTACTTCCCATATCATTCTACTAACATCATTGTAGGCAGCTAAAATGTTCCTACGTTTATCTAGGATTGGATAAGTTGCTGATGTAGACCCACATAAGAAGTCTATATCATCGTATATTGAGTTTTCGTCTGCTTTGTAATTAAATTGCATAAATTTGTTAAATTATAGGGCGGTGTTTTGGTCCGCCCTATTTAGGCTTACCGCCACACTTTTCCTTGTTTCTCCATTTTTTGAAGATGTTTTTTGGTTTCTTCGGAAACACATCGTTTCCGTATTTCACTGGAATGAATAACGCCGTCATATTCAGGAGTAAAGAATACTGAACCACCGATAGACTTCATGTAGTTCATCTCCTTGACCTTGCTGGCTTTCCACTCAGAGCCAATGATATAGACATCGATTTTCAATTCCCTTAACTCTTTTAAAGGGCTAAAGGTGTGGATTTCGACAACTTCGTCTATCCATCTAATTGACTCAAGAATAGCTTTTCTTTGCCAAAAGGGAAGGATTGGTTCTCTATTCTTGTAATCACTTACAAGTTTGTCGCTATTTAATCCAACAATTAGATAGTCTCCCTGGGCTTTGGCATCACGAAATGCCATAACATGTCCCCAGTTCAGAATATCAAATGTACCTTGAAAGAATACCTTTTTCATAACACATCTCCTTAAAAGAACTTCTCACTATTATGTGCTTTGTCATCGACTATGACATCTGCATATGGTTTTTCAATTAATGAGTGGTAGTTAGCCCCCCATTCCTTTAATTGTTTTCTTGTTAATGTTTCGTAGTTCTTTCCACTTTCTTGTCCTCTGGCTGTGGCATATATTATCTTATGCCCCTTTTTATGATATTCGTTTAATATACTTATACGTTCTGGGATTGGTTGAGCGTTCTCATAATCCTCTCCCTCTGTTTTTGTTATCGTATTATCGATATCCACAATATATACTCTTGACATAGTTCTTTTTTTGTGTTAATTATTAATTAGTTCATTGTAAGACGTTGCACCTGGAAACGGGAAGACGCAGTTGTTTAGCTCTCAAAAGGAGTTAAACGATGGGGGTAATAGAGCCTTCAGTAAACTACTAAGTCCTGAGGGCTTTTTTAGTACATTGCTCCCCGTTCGTGTTGTTTAACATACGTCATAAAATCTTTCATTTCCCAAGGCTCGGCTGAGCCTTTTTGATTATGCCCTGGTAACTCCCTACTTAATGTAAAGTGCTTTTCTATAATTTTAGCTCCTCTTTTAACTGCCTCTCTTGCCCAATACATACCTACTGTGTGGTCTGAGAACCCATCATATTCTTTGAAACTTGGTAAATCTTTAATATATGCTGGATATTCTGCGACACAATAGAGAAATTGAGCGTTTTTTATCTTTGGGAGTGATTTCTCTTTATACGCCCCCAGAGACGCTATAATGGGCTTTCCTGTCTTTTCCATAGCTTTTATCGTCTCAGTGTCATAAATGCTCCTAGAAGCCAATTTATGGCGTTTAACGCCTATCTCCTCTAGCCACCCTACCCTTTCTGGGTCAAATGCACTAGCCATGAATTCTAGTCCACATTTATCAGCGTGTTCTTTCAATTCCAGTAAGTCATATTTAGTCAGTTCTGCCATCTTTAATTCCATATATCTTGACTGCCAAGGTTTCTTAATCTTATCAGTATCATATAATTGGAACTTCACAACTTGTCCGCCACACTTCTTAACCTCCTCTATCATTAGTTTGTTAAGACGCATGTTGCCATTTCCATTATGGCCTACTTCAAATATTACATCACACATATTACTTTTTATATTTCATTTTATATTCTCTATAAGAATTATAGCTTTTCCATAAGTCATCTATGGTATGTATATCTATGCTGAAGTCTTTTATCCATTTAGTTGGATTTGAATGGTATGGGTCTTGGTAGGTCATTAGTCTTTCATCTGTCATCCCCCAGATTGAACCATAGTCTTTCCCATCTACATGACAGGTCTTGACTTCTTCGTGTCCTAATTCTAAAAGGTCTTTAGCGTATTTAATTAACTTTATTCCTGTTTCTGGGCTATTTGCCTGCACTGCTACAAATGCGTCTGCTTGCATGAACCCTTGGGCGTGTCTATAACAGTCTATATTTGTTGCCTCTAATAACTCTGGTGGTCTCTTAATTCCTCTTGCCCCTAACTCTTGTGATTGACGCAAGATACCTTCATTATCAGAACTAACATATACTTCATCAAAGACCAATAACATCTTCTCAAGATTCCACTGAAACATTGGTTTGCCTTTATATGACCTCCAATTCTTGTTCTTTAATCTTGAGCTTTGTTCCTTGACAAGCATTAATCCTGTAATTTTCATGGCATTAGTTTTTTATCTATTATTAGACCGTCTTTTTTCAACCTTTCAAAATACTCATAACAGAATTCATAATTTAAGTTTAACGAGTAAACTATGTCTGATAAGTACTTTTCTCCGTCTACATTGAATAGCAAATAATCAAGTGAACGGTTTATCTGATGAAATGGGGCTTGGAGTCCATATTTACTTCTATGAATTGGTAGTTTTCCTACTCTTACAGGAATATAGTCTTTCTCGTAAATCTTGATTATATTTTGAATAATCTTTTGAACGTGCTTTATTTTTTTCTCGTCTATAATTTCAGGTTTATCATTTGAACTGTGATATTCACGATATGGGTATCTGGTAAGAAGTATTCCTGGAATTCCAATCTGTGGGTCTGTAAATGGATATTCGTCTGAGCCTATCATGTGCCTCCACTCACCAAATCTGTATTCTTCTGACTTATCCCCAGTTATTGACTCCTTGACAGCCAAATCTACAATCCTATTTAATCGATGTTCTTCCTCAAATGTTCTCTGGTATAACACTCCATTATCGTTGCCGCAAATATCTACTGAAATAACAAAGTCTACTTTGCTTAAATCCTGTGTTTGAGTGTAAGCAATAGAACCTATCGTTTCTGGGCAGAATACGATTTTAACTGTATGGTCTATCTTTTTTGGAAGGTTCTTCTTGATATATTCAAATAAACAGGCTACTCCACTTAAGTTATCATTTGCCTGGTGTGGGTGGTCTAAATGGGCTAACAACAATATCTCTCTGTCTGTTTTACCTGGAATAGTGTGAACGCCTACTTTCATTGTTCCTGGTTTGAATTCAACATCTATATTGACTTCATACTCTCCTTCCTTTAGTTTGTCTTTTCCGTCTTTGTCAAATATCTTATTATATGGTAGACATACTCCCCATTTCTTCTCATAAAAGGAATACTCATAAGGATAAGCATCCTTCTGTTCTTCTGAGAAGTAAAGGTGTTTCTTTAATTCATCTCTGTCAATCTTTCCTTTAAATGGTTGGGAATACACCATTAATGATAATGGTTCCTTATTAAAATCAATTATCTTTTTGCCCTTGTATTTAACCCAGGCCTCTTTCACTACCCACTCATCTGGAACAGTCCAGCTTTCAAATTCAGTTCCACTTGGGAACTCTAATACATCTAGTTTTATTAAATGCTGTATATATTTTATACAGTTGTCATAACCAACTCCTAATAGTTGTGGTTTTAACTTATACAAATCATTTATCAAGTTTTTCATATTTTTTAAGTTCAAAGAATAACTCCATGAACCCTACATTATTTAGTTTATTAGTTGCTTCATTTTTAGTTACCTTTAAACAGCCAAGCCCTGGAACTCCCGGTAATGTATCAACTCTACCCTCGTTCCAAAATGTCTTGTGGTCAAAGTAATAAGCTGATGGGTCTAATTGATGTGGAAGTCTAGCTCCTATCTTTCCTCCTGGCTCTAACACCCTTACAAACTCTTTGAACAATGCTTTTAATTCCTCGTTATCAAAGTGTTCTAAGACGTGGCTTGAATAGATTTCACTAACTGATTCATCTGGTAGTGGAATACCTCCTCTTACATCCCAGATTATCTCTTGTCCACAGTCTCGTACATCTATTCCTATAAAGCCTGGTTGCTTTGTGTTACCACAACCTATCTCTATTTTAAGATGCTTGTCTTTTATTTTTGGTAATTTATTCATATTCTAGTTTGGATTATCATAAGTTTTTACAATTCCTCTTCTTTTTTCTCTTAATGATTCTACTTTAGTTCTTCTACCATGTCCGAACTTTTCATAGAACCAGCCCCCTATTGCCATTTCTATGTGTGGGTTAATATCGTATAGCTTCATTGAGGCTAGACAAGCCCAATACATTAGTTTGGCTTTCCACTTACTCTTAAGCATAAATGGTAGGTTGTGCCGCCCTATAGCCTTGGCAAACTCTCTAACTGCTTTCTTGTATTCCTTGGTATATTTAAAGAAATAATCGTTCTGGATATATGTATCGTCCCACAAGTATCGCTGGTATAAGGTACTCATTGCTAATGGATTAACAGCATTTTGATATACCTGTATTCCAAAGTTCTGATAATCTGGTCTCAACCAATACTTAGTAAAACCGTGTTCTTCGTGATAGTCTCTGTAAATCTGAGTGCCTGGAAATGGCATTAAACCTCCTGATACTTGATACAATGATACAGCATCCCATGTCTTTTTTAAAAACTCTATATTATTTTTAACGTGGCTCACATTTTCCCAAGGAAATCCTGTCATCATACAGCCATATACTTCTAATCCTGCTCTATGAGCCATCCAAGGGGCTTCTATGTTCTGCTCTAAGGTGACCATCTTTCTTATCTTTTCTAGGGTTTCAGGGTCTCCGTTCTCTAGTCCAAAGGCTATTGAGTGACAACCTGCGTCTTTCATTGCTCTGAACATGTCCTCGTCTGCTAGGTTGGCTCTTGAATTGGCTCTCCATTTAACATTTAAAGGTTTAATCTTTTCACAGAACTCATATACTCTACTTTTGCCTACGGTGAAACAGTCATCTGCTATAGAGAAGGACGTAATCCCATACTCGTCTCTTCTTCTCTTAATCTCTGAGATAATGTCATCTACTGGATAAAATCTGAAGTTCTGTTTGAATACTTGCCAATCACAGAAGGTGCACATCCCTGGACAACCTCTGCTTGTATATATCCTGTGGAAACCTCTAATCAATCCTGTCTCATCTCTAAACTGTTCTGGGTCAAAGATACTGAGGTCTGGTAAATGTAGGCTCTGTAAGTCCACAGGAGGCTCTCTGTCGAGTATTCCACGCTTAGAGGTATCTTTTAGCCACTTCTTCAATACTGCCTCTCCTTCGCCAACTACGACCACATCTGCTCCTGCTTCAATACACTCTTCTGGGCAGTCTGTTGGGTGTGGTCCTCCTACGATTACTGTTGGTATTCCTATGTTCTTAAGGGCTCTCATCAGCTTATAGGTCTTATTAACCTCAAATGTAAGCATATTTATCCCAACTATGTCTGCCCCAGCACACTTAGTTAGAAAGTCTGATAACTCTAATGGCTTTTTAAATGTGTTAACAACTGCCTCTACCTCATATCCTGCTTCCTTGAATATTGGAGCCAGCATAGCTAGTGGCATCGGTGCTTCCATTATTAATGTTGGGCTAATTAAGACAGCCCTCATACTCTTAATGTTAAACTTGGTATACCCTTAAACACTAATATGAAACATACTATTGCGGTTAGTGGCCATGGTGGCACACTACCTAATAATAATGAACCTATTATTACTACAGCCAATAAATCAGCTACCCCCATTACAAATGTCATATTTTTTTACATATTATTCTTATTAAATGTGGGTCTTCTTGTAAGAAAGGAGATAATCCTCTGCCTTCTGTGGCAAAAACTATATCAAACCCATAACTCTTTAAGTCTTTTACTAACTCTGAAACAAATACTAAGTTTCTTTTTTTGTTGCAAAAGATATTATCTGGAATATCTAATGAGGTTCTTGCCTCAATAAAGAGAGTATCTTTTGTCCAATCAAGAATACTTAATTGAGTTTCCCTGTCTATTGAATGCCAGAAGAATCTAGTATATACGTATTTAGGAGAAGGGTTTTTTCTAATATAGTCTTTGACGTTTAACTTGATAACATCTTCACTCTCAAAGGCATCATCTATTCCATAAGCATCAATGCTTTTCTCTTTAAAGTATTTAACGTCTTTTCCATTGCCAGCTCCGAGGTCAACTAATTCATCTCCTGGTCTTACATGCTCAGAGACAAACCTAGCGAAATTACTTGGTTCACCTAACTCTTTTGCGTGCATTTCATAAAATCTAGTCCAATCCATATTTTTGTCTTAAATGTTCTTCACCATATATCTCTGAATATTGTTTGGCGTGTTCTCCGCTAACTGGAGTCTTCCAATCATCATAAGTGTATTCTAGGTATTCTTCTATCGGACTAGGAATTAAGAAATCTTCTTTTAAGAACTTAATCTTTTCGCCCTCTTTAAAGAATTTGTCTTTGGTTTCTAATACTGGGAATGAACCTAACTTTGGAATACACTTCATCTTCTCTTCATCACTAAAGAAGAATATAGTTACTGGAACATATCTTTCACAGACTATTATGCCCGTTTCCTCTGTCCCGTCATATCCTTCTCCAACTTGTTCAAACCTACCAAAGACGTTAAACATTACTCGGTCTTGACGTTTAAACCCTATATCCAATAGAGCCCATCCTATCTTCTTACGTTCCTTTAAGGTGAGTTTCTGGGTAATAATCAAGTCAATATCATCATCTCCATCTATAAAGTCTTTGTCCCTATAAGCTCCTAGAGCAGTTCCATAAGCCAAGAAGAACTTAATTCCTCTGGTGTCTAAGACTTTTTTAATATCTAGGAGGTCTTTTTTAGCGTAATCTTTTTCCATATTTTTCAATAATACTTACATAATTATCTACTGGGTTATCGACTTCTATACCACCACACATTATAGCATTCTTCTTACGCTCCTCTCTTTTAATCCCTGGGTGTTTTAAATGCTCTTTAATGGTTGGAATTAAATCTTCTAAACTACACTTTGTTACCGCATTAGAGCAGTTCTTTTCAAAATCTAGGAATGTATAATCTCCTGCTCTTGCTTTTGGAACCCAGACATCTGGGATAATTACTGGTATATCTAATACTTCTGCTAGTAAAGCAAATGTGCTTTCAGATATTGCCACGACTAGGTCTGTTCTTGACAAAAGGTCAGCAACGATATCTAAATGGTCGTTTGACCACCTAGCTGAAATCAATGGGTTCTCAAAGTTCTCGGTATAGTTCTCTGTATGTAATCCTTTAGTAATAAGGTTAACATCTGTTAACTTGCGTAACTCTGAAGCTACGATATGATTTTCTGGAACATCTCCCCAATCCCAATGCTCTAAGGCAAAGACTACATTTTTACCATCGTGTTTCTGTTTAGGAATAAGTCGGTCAACTACTGGGCTACCAGTAACAATAATCTTTTCTTCTGGCACTCCGTATTTAACTAATCTATCTTTGTCTCCTGGACCCCAAACAAGAACTACATCTGAATGTATCTTCTCATTAAATGGTGGTCTTACTCGGTCTATTCCATATACTCCCTGTTGATAAAGGATAACTGGTATTCCTTTTGCTTGGGCTCTTTTAACTATATTGAGCCAGCCAGCTTTCTCTATCTCATTCCAGAGAACAACTACATCAGCATCCTCTGGCTCTTCTACTAATTCGTGCTTTTCTTCTAATCGTTCTAAGACCTTGGTAATACAGCTATTCCAGTTGTAGGCGTTAATCTTCATAATTTCCAGAAGTGTTTTTTCCACTCACGTTGATTTGTAACCTCTAATCCTCCTGGTTTCTGACAAGCCATCTCCCAAGCTAATCCTATCTTTTCAAGACTTCGGTGTTCCTTTACCCAGTCTTGTTGTTGCTTAAGAATCTTGTTTCTAAATTCTTCATCAACTAACAACTTCTCTAATTTGTTATACCAGTCTTTAAAGGTATTCTTGGCTCGGTAGTTACACTCCTCCTTGTAAGGAAGAACATCTGAGGCTAAAGTTACTGTTCCCACTGCGGCATACTCATAGAATTTAATATTACTTTTGCCTCGGTTAAACTCGCTATCTTCTAATGGAGCTAAGGCAATATCGAAGTCACACTCAGAAAGTATCTCTGGATGCATCTCTGGTGGATAGAATGGAACATGATACATGTCCATATTCTTTAATTTGTCATAGAAGTCTAAAGCACCCTTAAAGTATTCGTTTTGTTCTGGTTTGCTTCCACTTGTTAGAAGTTTGCCATAACTATACATTGCCGCCTCTAATGGTTCACCAACCATACCATAGAGTCCAAAGCTAAAGTTATAATTCTTTTGGAGCTCTAATACGACATCAGCAATTAGCTGAAGGTCTTTCCAGTGACTTGCAGCTCCCATGTATCCTACCTTGAGTTTTCTATCATAAGGAAGAATGGTGTCTACTGCTTCTCTGAACTTCTTTTTGTCTTTTACGCCCAATTCTGCAGAAGCATTAGTTAGGTTTTCTAAGGCAGCCTCTCTCTTCTTCTCTAATTGACCATTGATTCTTGGGCGTTCCTTGTAATCATCATAATCAATTCCATTAGGACAGAAGAATACTGGTTTCTTAGTTAACTTCTTAATCTTCTTGGCTAAGTATTTACTTGGTGTAGTTACTGCATCTGCTTCTTTAAGCATAGTTTCATACATATCCTTATACGCATTACTAACAAACTTAGAAGGATTAGATGGGTCCACTGACCAATAGTTATCGTCTATATCACAGATTACTCTTTTACCTTGTTTCTGGTAATCCCTGATTGCTTTTAATGGATTAGAGTGGTCTGGATAAATTCTTCCCACTACAACTGTATTAGGGAATTCCATATACTTGTCTGGAATTTTATCTACCATTACCAACTGCATGGCATTATGCCCTCTCTTCATTAAAGCTCTTGTTGGGACATCCTGGCGATGATACCAGATGCCTGATTTCCAAATATCTATATTGTCTAAATAAAATGCTATTCTTGACATAATATTAATTCTTTATATTTTTAAGGTACTTTATAAACATGTCTATTTCTTTTATTCTTGCCTGACATTGGGTTAATTCCTGTCTTCTACCAGCTTGTCCATCCTGAATTCTCTTAATAAGCCATCTTTCGTTTATTAGTTCTAATTCATAATCAAATACTCTACGCTTCAGTAATTGTCTCTTGCATCTCCAGGCAACAAATCTTCTATACATTTTGGAGATAAACTCTTTAATTTTTTTCATATTGTTTGAGTTGGACCAGGGACCGAAGTCCCCAGTCCAATGAATTACACAAATTTTAATTTACAATATCCTAGAGAGCTACTAGAGCAACGTTTCTTGCTCTGCCTCTGTTCTTGTATGTTACTCCAGCACCGTATAATGTCCATGTAACGAGGTTTGTACCAATCTTGTTAGATGGTTTTCTCATTTCCATAGATGGTGCCTTTTGAACGATTAGGTCAATCATTCCCTTTCTTCCGAAGTAACAAGCTGTTCCTGTGACTGTTGATGCAGCAGCTGTTGGTCCTCCAATTGTTGAAGGAGCTAAGGCTGAAATTGCACCTGTTGGTAGGTTGTTAGAGATATAAATCTCGTAACCCATCCATTTACCTGCATAACCATTCTTCAATGTAGCATCTGCTACGTTAAATCCTGTGTTAGCAGCTTTAATCTCAATCAATCTAGCTACCTTAGGAGTAACTACTGCACACCAGTCTCCCATTTCCTCAACGTTATTTGTTCGAAGTACTTCTGTAACTCCAGCAAACAAGTCGATAATAACGGCAGTTGATGCAGTAATACCTCCAGTTGAACTGTCAGCGTAAACATCACTTCTGTCTACTGCTGATAATCCAATGCTAGTTCCTCCAGTAATCTTTGTGAATGCAAATGTATCGATAGCATTCTTTAATTGATAACCAGCGTCTCTAGCAAGTTCACTCATAACTGATACGTTAGTTTGGATTAACTCAGTGTCATCAAAGTATGACATTGTGTATTTTCTTGTAGATACGTTAATAGTATCGTAAGACCATTCTTGGTTAGTAGCAGTCATGTCAGTACCAGGGGTATAAACCTTAGCTGATACATCGTTGAATTTAGGTAGTTGGATAGCTTTTCCGTAAGTCAATTTAGAGGCTAATCTGGTGTTACAAACCTTTAAAGCAACTAATTGCTTGTAAAGAGGTTGCTGCACCATTTCGCTCCAAATTGTAGGGGAAATACCTGTTCCGTAACCGTAGTTGTTAACTGTATTAGGCATTTTTGTTCATTGTTGCCCTCTACATAAAATCTTCAACGTGATTGATATCGGTTCCGAGTTGCATCGGATTCATACCAACCTCACTTAAGATTTTCTCTTTTTCCTCGAATGTCTTTGCCTCAGCAAGACGGTCTTCTAAAGTCTTTGGCTTAGAACTCTCGGTTTGAGTAGAAGAAGGCTTCAATGCCTTTTCTTTTGCGACCTTTGCTTTTTTAGCTTCACGCCATAAGACAAAGTTATCGTTCTTTCTAGCCTCTGTTAAACTTTCACCAGTAGCTTTGGCTCTTAATCTTAGTTCCTCAACTTCATCGGCATCCAAGCCTTTGGTAGCTGTTTGGACTTCTAAGATAGAGTCAACGTCTAACGGTTCTGAGTTAGAAGTAGTAGAAGACTTCTTTGACTTCTTCATTTCGTCGAGTTGCTTTTTAAGTTTAAGTGCCTCGGATTGAGATGCTTTAAACTTAGATTCATAATCGACTGATGGGGTTTCCTCTGGAGTTTCCGTCTCCACCGTCTCATCTGAGGTTTCCTCGACGGAGTCTTCAAGGGTTTCTTCAACAGGTTCCTCTAGTGTCTCCTCTTGGGTTTCTTCTGAGGTTTGGTTTTGCATGTTTTTTAAACATTTAAACTAATTATACGACTTATACGACCTTTACACATATTCATTTGTTCCCTTCTTTGGAACGTCTTTCGAATAAATGAACCTGATTATCTCGTTCAAATACTTACTGGCTATCTTTCTTCCTATTAGTTCTTCGTAGCTTGTTATCTTTTCTATGTCTTTAATCTCTTTTACTTTCTCTGTGAGATATATTCTTAGTGCCTCGCCATGTGATGTTTTAGATATTTCTCTTACGAGTTCATTTATTTGTTCTTTGTTCATAATGTTTGGGTTTCAGCTCCTGGCATCTCAGTTGGGGCAAAAGCAGGGGCACTCACGCCACCACCAGCTCCACGTTGAGGCATCATTTGCTCTACACCTTTTTTAATTGGTTCAAATAAGTCGTTAGGGTTTATTCCGCCATCTTCTGCCATTCCAAACAATATCTTTCTCTTAGTAGGGTCTGTGGTCATTGTTGGGTCTGTGGTAATAGCCTGTAAGATAGCTTGTCGTGTAGCAAATCTAACTCTGGTATCTACTGACTCACCTGTAATATCTATGTCAATAGAGTATTTAAGGTTCTTGTAAAAGTCTTTTGGAATCTTAATCAATACTTCTTTTTCTTGATTTACTGACTCCTCGATACCAAGTTTGATTATCTCGTATTCATCCTTGCTTGGAAGACTGTTGTTTCTAACAATGTATCTGAATAAGGCATCTGTTGCTTTCTGGTTAATAATCATTTTGTTAACCTTATCTAGGTCTTCACCAGCAATTCTGACAATATGTTCTTTGTTATTTTGTTTGGCAAAATTAGGAATAACTACTTTGAATAGTAATTCTTTGACTGTGATAGCTATGTTCTCTCTAACTTGGTCAAAGTGAGATAGGGTCATACTAGCCGCCAATCTGGCTGAACCTAATGGGGTTCCTGCTGGTAAACGTTCTCCTTGGACTACATCATAGCTAAAGGTCAATTCATCTCTGTTCTCTAACCACTTACGAGTTTGCTCATTAAAGAAGGCAAGGTTTGGATATTGCATTCCTACCTGAGTAATCTCTGAGTCAGTAGTTAAGACATCTCCATTTCTTGTATCTTTAAGCAAGTTCCTATTAACAGCACTATCTCTGGTTTGGAACAAGAGAAGTGCTAAGTGATAAGCTGCCTTTGACTCTAAGTTAGCTGTTTCGTTTTGTTTAATTTGAGGCTCAAACAATGATTCTACCACTCCAACACCAAGCCATCTGCCTGGTATTTTGTCAAGGTGGAACTCCCAATAAGGATGTTTCTCTATTTCATCCTCTTTAAGAACTACTCCTGCTGAGTTAATTACTTTGTCTGAGTTATGGTCATAGGTATCTTCTCCAACGTCAGCAATATACATTCTCTTGTAAACATATCCGTTCTTTTCTTCTATGTCGCCATACCTCTCATAAACGTTAATATATTTAGATTTACGTGTTTCTCTGAATTCTTTAATGGTCTTTTCAATATCTTTAAAACCCATTCTATTGGCCACCTCTCTAAATTGAGGAATAGTATATCGGTGAATCTCAGTAATAAAGTCTGAGTCATCTAAAGTGTCTGCGTTAGGGGCAACAAAAAAGTTCCTAAGGTCAACGAACATAGGAACGTTATCTACTATCTTTAAGACCACACTGCCGAAGATTGGTAATTCTTTACAAATCCTATTTAAGACCTTACCGAATTGAATATCTTTCATCCAGTATTTTAAGTCCCTCTCAAAGAACCAAGTCTTCAATGGGTCTTGTCCAGCCTCAGTTAAGATTTTAATATTCTTGGTATCAAAGTCTATGGCTTTGGTGTAAATCTTACATGGGTTCTTGGATATATTGAGGAAGAACTTACGGTCACCATCTGCGTCTATTTCTCCTGTCTGATATTTAGAATTGTGATACAAGTAAATCTGCTCAATAGTGTCTTTCTGATTAAAATAAAAGCCAGGGACCACTTGAATTTCATTAGATTCAAAGTCTCTGATTTCTCCTTCGACCAAACGTAATGGGTTTTCTATATCTGTCATGTTATTAGGTCACTCCATCTTGGGAGGTCTTCTAGTTCCTTTCCGTCAGCAAAATGTATGCCTTCGTTTAAGAACCAGTCAACTCCGAAATGGAGAGGTTGATTAATATCGCCAGTGTCTATAATATTGATATTCTTCCAAGCCACTAGCTTTCCGTCTATTTCCTTGAAATCAAATTTCTTTACCCATAATGGTAAACCATTCTTTTTAAGCTCTTCATCGACCATTTCATTTAATCGGAGAGCTTCTTCTTTGGTTTGAGCCCCAGCTACATTACTTGGAATAAGCCAGAAATCAAATCCATCTATTCTGTCTGGTAACATATTTCTCATTGCCTCAATTCTGTGGCAACCATCGTTTACTAGATAAGGGTCTACATATTGGGTATAGGTTAGGACAGATAGGTCATATCTTTCTGGATATGTCCTAATGTCATTTTGTCCGTTCTCATAAGCAATCATCTTTTTTTCTAAAGCCTTTCTATCTAAGACAAAATCAGGGCGTTCTGTCCTGTCATCCACAATCTTAAACATATTTAGATTATCAGGTGTTATCCTGACTTTTTTCACAGGTCCTGCGTAAAACATAATTATAATTTCTCTATATCTTCGGCTAACTTGCCTAAGTCAGCTTCGTTTAATGAACCAACTGGGGCTCTGTCATAGACATCACTAATTCTCTTTCTAATGAGGTCTTTAATTTTGTCTTTTTTACTTGTTTTTACTTTTTTTTCTTCTTTCATACGTATTGAAATGGTTTTTTAGCAGGCGGTATCGACTTTACTGCCTCTGTTAATTCTCTTTTTGTTTTCCCTTGCAATAACCAGACTGCTAATCCCAAGGAATTAACCATGTCATCATGTAGTCCTGGGGGAGCTTCATAGGTGATATTTCCACTTTCAGTCATAGTATAACCGAAGGCTTCTAATTCATCTATTAACGCCTGGTTGGGAGGAATTTTAATATTCTTCTCCTGTATAAATGAACTCAATTTATCTATCATTAAGACTTTACTACTTTTCTTCTGCCAGTCTGCTTGTTTTACTTCTGCCGCCTTGAAGTCAATAATATGTAATCCTTCTGCCTTTAAATCATCACTAATGCTGGCTCCTGCATTCATAGCATCCATTACTATTTTGGCTCCATACTTGTTAGCCAATGAATAGATACGTCTCTTTTGTAAAGGATAATCTATCTTGTTAAACCTGTCTATAGCCACAACTTCGTGGGTATTCTTGTCTATTACGGTTAAAACGGTAAAATCATTGAATTTCGCTATATCTACACCCATTAGGTATTGATGTCCTCTCTGAGGCTCTTTACCACCCTCTAAACGGGCATCTATACAGTCTCTCACGCCTCTGAAGACCGCACTGGCACTATCTAGGAAAGCAGCTTCAAATTCCTGGGCAAACACATCAGCAGGTAAACGAGACTTACTGTCTTCCCACATCTTTTCTACGTCAACAATCGTTGTATTGTCTTTAGTGGTGAAATGAAAGGCACCTCCTTTCTTTTTGGCTCTCAACCATTCGTCATAGAACCAATTCTTTCCAAACGGGGTACTAATGTAAAATCTTCTACAATTCGGTCTATTGGTAGTAGTTGGATACAGATTTACTTCATAAGTACTCTTTTTAACACGTGAGCATTCATCTATTACCAATAAATCCAATTCTTCTCCTAATAGGGATTGAGGGTTATCTGCACTCTTACAACGAACTTCTGGACCAAGGGGCGTCTTAATCATCGCTGGCGTTCTGGTAGTGACACATTTACCCCAATCAGGGAACACCTTTAAAAAGAACCTAATTAACTCTTGAAACACTTTATCTGTTAAATCATAATTCGGGGCTACAATCCATATCCTAGCAGGCTTAACATCCTTACCATCTAATATGTCCATACAACTCTTAACCAAGGCTTCTAAGATAACGTACGCACACAGGGCACTCTTTCCAAAACGTCTACCAGCACAGATTACAATATCTTTACTATCCGAGGCTAATATCTTCTTCTGGGCATCATGAGGCTCCCAACCTATTTTCTTTTGTAATTTGTTCATTTTCTCTCATACACACCTTTATTATAATTAAACACCATACGACCTGTCTTCATCTGACTTGGATGGGGAACACTATTCTCGGGCACTAAAGGTAGAACTCCACAAGGCGTATCAGCATGCTCAATATCTTTAGTTATAACATCTAGGTAAATACTATCCCCAGCAGTTATAACATTAACACCCCATTCATCCTCTAAATGCGTTATAACCTCCTTAGGTATAAGCACCCCTAGACTATTCCCCACCTTTCTTAATTTAGCTTTAAATGTCATATTCTCATTTTGTCTGTTTTACGACTATATTATTACTTTTATAAACATTTCCAGTGGGTATCCTCCCCCCCTTTATGTCTATAAGTGTTTATGAGTGGAGGGATAGTATATCTATAAGGGTATCTATCAGGAGGTATAATAAGGGGTATATAATGTTATGTCTTTCTTCTTAATGAGCTTTATTGCCCGGATTATTCCCTTAATTCATTGAGTGTTGATTCAATACTTTCTATCTTTAACTTCTTGTCAGGGTAAGCGTTCTTTAATTTCATTAGCATGTCTATTGCCGATAAGCTTGACCTCTTATCATCGCTTATAAGTATCTCATATAACTTAGCTAGTATTACGTTATCATCTATCTGTGCTAGTAATTGTTTAAAGCCCTGCTTTTCTAATAGGTTAGCTGTTGGGTGATTAGCCGTTTGTTCTGAATAGCCGTTCTTAATCATTATCTCTTTTAGATTAAAAGAACCGCCTGTTTCTATCGCGGTTAATAAATCCTTAAATGTTAGTTTTTGCCTAATTGTTGGTTTAGCCATGTATCGTAGTTAATCGTAGTTAATTGAGTTATTACTCCAATATAGCATAATTTGATTAAAAAGTCAATAGAACGGGGCTTCAGATTGCCTTGTAAGGGGTTTTTAGGGGTTAAGTGGTAGTTTGTATCATCTTTTAGTTATGGGTTTTTACCGCCATTTTTGGAACATTTTTAACCCTCATAAGTTTTCCACAGGTTAGGGCTTGACAATGATTCTTGATTTTGCTATACTGGAAGTAGACCTTAACATTACCAATAGTTTAATCACCAGCGAGATTAAGACAAACAAGTTTTATCGCCTCGCAAGGGCGTATTTTTTTGCCTCGTTCATATATCATATTATAGATAACCGAACGCATAGGCGCAACCTCCTTGCCTTGATATTACCCGTTTACTCCTAACCATCGCTGGAGGTTTAAACGGGTAATGTTAAGGTTGGGAGGTTTATTAGTTTAACAATTAAATAATATGGAAAAGATAATATATATTATGCCCGAGATAGAAAAAGAAAAAGGACTTTACGTCATTGACTACGCACAAGAAGAAGAAGGAACGTTAAGCGTGAAAAAAGCAGTTTTTGAAGAAGAAAAAGAAGCCATTGACTACTTAAGAGAATTGAAAAGATTTATCGGTAAAAAAACTATGCCTTGTAAAAATATATAACCAGTTGACACATTGCCTCTTTACGGGGAGGCAATAGCCAGTTGATTATTAAGCTCATTATTAAGTAACAGCGGGTAATACCGCCGAAAAATATGGAATTATGTGAAATACAAAAGATTAATCAAGCTCGGTTGCCTAAAAAACACCAAACTTGCTTAATGGACGAAGAGTTTGAAGAGCTATTCTATAAGGTCAAGAAGTTTTGGAATAGCGGGAATAAAGAGGGATATTGTAAATTAAGCGATTATGTTTTTAAAAACAAAAGACACCTATATTATACATTATTCATTTGGTATCACCCGTTAACAAAGTTTCAAGAGTTAGCTAAAAAAGTTGAAAAACTAAAAGAATAATTAGTTTATAGATAGCATAACAAGGGGTTGTGCTATCCATTAAGCTCATTAAACAACCATTATTGAATAAATAAGATAATGGGAAAAAATATGGTAGTTTGGAAATTAGAAACACCAAACGAGGAAATGGCTTGCTATATAGTCAATGACTTATATACACAAGCAAGAGCAGGAAAAACAAGAGCAAGAAATATACTAAAAAAATGTTTTTATGGGAACTGGAATGATATTAAAGAGAAAATGGAAACAGAAGGTTCTGTCTGGTATGTATGGTATATGGAGGGAGTAGGAAACTTTATGAGAAAATACTTGAATGATTAAGTTTAATCAGTTGTTAGGGGATAGAATAAGTTATTGTATCCCTTATAGAGCCGATTAGTTCATTAGTAATACATACCGCCGAAAACATAAGGTGGTATGAAATAAAATGAAGAAGCTAACAAAAAAGCAAAGAAAAGAAGCAATAGAAGAAATTATAGAATATGATATAGCAGGAATAACGAAAGACAGGGAATTGTTTTCTCTACTCTATAATGGAGTAGAGCCATACAAAGATATGAAAGACGAAGAAATTATTGAATGGTATGAAGATATAGAAAGAGAATTACCAAAGAATTAGTTTCCTTATAGGGGAGTTGAAAAGGGTTCTACTCTCTTATTAAGTAAATTAAATGTGGTATAAGAGGATAATTTTTATACCGCCAAAAAATATGAAGTATAAGATTATAATAAAAGCGGAGGAAGAAGTAGACGCTGAAAGTAAGGAAGAAGCAATGGAGAGGTTTTGGGAGGGAATAGATATGGGCATCGGTGGATTAGATGCTTATTTAACCGAACATACTGAAATTGTAGAAGATTAGTTAGTCCGTAGGGTAGATAACTTGTTTGTCTATCCTATCGGGGTAATTATTAATTAATAGAAAATTATGGAAAGAACATATTTAAGAGATAAAGAAGAAGAATTAAAAGAGGAATATAATAAACTATCAAAGAAAGAATTGATTGAAAAGCTGTTAGATATGGAAGAAGAGTTAATAGATACACAATTAGAAGTAAAAGAATTATAAAATAAATATAATAATATGAAATGGAAACACCTAAACAATAAAGAAAAAATGTATTATCTAATCAGGACTATATGTATAGTATTTGGATATTTACCGCAGGAAATAGGAAATTGGGCGACCGATAAATTAAATAAAAGTTATTATAAATAATATGTATAAAACATACTACGGAAGCTATAAAAAGAGCTATAAAACAAAGAGAAATTGGAAAAAAGAGCTACTTATAACAATCTTAATAGTCGCTGGGGCTGTTATAATAGTTAATAGTTATGTATTATTAGTTAATTGGTTAATCCTTTAAAGAGGGATTTGCCCGAAAAATATGAAAATAACAAATGAGTATTTACAAAGTAGAAGAATTAGCAAGGACTTCACCATTGAATTAGATAATGGAAAGGAAATAGAAATAAATAAATGGGTAGAAGAAAGCGATAATAATTGTGAAGCCGAATGGGATTTTATTGAAGGAAAAGATATTTATGATAAGTTAAGCGAAGAAGAACAGGAAAAAGTTGACGACCTTATCTATGATTTAGAAGTATAATAGTATTGACAAAAGTGTAATAGTATTGTAATCTTTTCGTCATATGTATAAGAAGCAGGAAAATGCCTAGCAAAAAGATAATCTTTCAGCCCTCCGTTAAGGGGGGCTTTTCTTTCGGGCTGACTAAAACACTATATCCATAATAATCCAACCAGTTAACCATATTCCTAAAAGAGCTAGGATAATAATTAGGATATTTAGTATTAGGTCTAGGTGTTTCATATATATTATATTAATTTGTTTACCATTCTATTTTTTTCATTTCCGCACATTTTTTACAACAAATAATAACATAATTAAAATCAATTCTAAAAATAAACATATTACCTTTGACGCCACAATATTTACATTTCTTTTCTTGTTTCATTGTATTAGGGTTATTTAAATAATTTTCTTGCCTCTCTTAAACATTCTTTTTCTTTACTGGTTTTATTCCATTTACTATTATCAAAATCTTTCAATTTTAGATGTTTCTTCTTACAATCGCCCCAAAGACACATATTTGATATAGCGACTCCATCTTGAGATTCTTCAATAGTTTCTTTTATGTCCTCTAAAGAATAATTATACTCATTAACATCTATGAGATAAAGTTCTATTTTATAAATTGGTATTTTCTCTTCTTCTTTCATTATATTAGGGGTTATTTAGATTTGATTACCTTGTTTATCATCTCTAGGCGATATTACTAAATAAGTTAATTATTTTTATTAAGGCGATTATTAACATTATTATTATTACAACTGAACCTGTATCAAATATAATATCTGTTATTAACTCAACTATTTTCATATTATTTATTTTCATTTGAAGTTTCTTCTTCCGCCAAAAAAGCTAGTTCTCTCGCTTTCTGGTGGTCATATCCTAGCTCTCTAAACTCTTGATATTTTTCTTCAGTTTCTTTATTCATATATATTATATTTAATTAGTTACCTTTTAAGAGAACAATCTCTTAGTTATTATTGGTCAACCTATACTAATTATTTTATTGGGTGGTATCTCCTTTAATCTAGCTATTACTAACTTTTGTTCTTGGGTTAATTTCTTTTTTTTGGGCTTCTTTTTCTTCATATATGTTATATTTAATTAGTAAATATTGGGGCTTATTCGGTATTTTTATTTAGCCCCGAGCTTGTGAACGTTCGTTGATACCCAAGCCGGTTTATTAAGTATAGTTTGCTAAAGGGGAAGGTAGGGATTCCCGCTTTGCCACCCTACAAGATGAGCGTAACTATGGCTTTCCTCATCAATTTTTCGTATCTAAGTCTCCCAATGGGTAAGTCTCAAACTCTTTTAAAGACTTAGACGCCAAATATAATAGCGTTTACTTTTTCGGAGAGGGCGATGCTATTCGCTCTTGACCCTCTCGCACACGGCTATTCCGCCACTTCCCCCTTTAACAAACTATATCTTCTTACTTATTCTTTTGGTTAATCGTCTGTTAAATATCTCCCCATTGAGTATCCGCCAGCGATAAATCCTATAATAATTCCATATACCATTGTAAAGATTAAATCGTCCATATATCTATTTAAGTTTATTTATAATGTCCTCGTAATACTTAATTGTTTTAAATGATTTGGGGTTCTGTTTGGCTTTTGCCTCTAAATTGTTGTACCAATCTTGCCCCCGTTTTTTGATTATAGTTTGGTGGATAGTGGGGTCTCCAGCGTGATGATGATTAAAATGACAGCCCATACAAATTGAAATAGCATTATCATCCTCGTATCTTAAATGCCCAAATCTACCTTTAGGAAAGAAGTGATGAACTTGTATGGCTTTTTTGCCACAAACTTCACATTTATCTTTTAGATTATGTAAGAACCAGAGCTTATCTGCCTTGCTTTGAAGTTTGCTCTTTTTACTTTTCATATTAATGGTGTCTGCTGACCTTTTACTCTTGCTTTAATTATTTTAATATACTCTGGGTCTTTCTCTATCATAATATATGGTCTACCTGTTCTTATACACGCTAACGCTGTTGTGCCACTTCCAGCAAATGGGTCTAATACTGTTCCTCCTGTTGGTGTCTTGGTTAGTAAGCATAGGTATTCCATTAGCTTGATAGGTTTTACAGTTGGGTGGTTGTTCTTGCCTGACACTGGCTTTACCTCTGGGTTATCTCTACCATCTCCAGCCATCGTTGTATATCTTACTCCTATATTCTGCTTCTCCTCCAACTCCTCACACCCCAGATTTCTCTCTGCCTTACTTGCTTTGGCTACATAGAAGAATCTTGATGCTCCTCCTTTGTCGCCAGCAAATGTAGCTGTTATTTTTTTACTTGCTTGAAACGAACTGCCTTGATTTATATGTGGTTTAATATTTCCTGTTTTAATTATCCCACTCTGCTCATCTAACATTCTTCCTGCTTCTTCATCTAATATGATATTGGCTGGGAATCTGCCTTGAGGGGGATTATCTCTATTATCTTGTGGTGGAGTTTTACTAACCGACCAAGTCCTTGAACTTCCATAGGGATTAACATTATTTTTTCTCCCTAAACTATCTTCCGTTCCTATCCTTCCCCCATCTATATTCAATCCAGCTACTCCGTGCTTTAGGGCGTTCTGGGCGTAAGAACCTTCATTAGGTTTCATTGCTACTATGATAGGTTCGTATGCTGGTTTTAATCCGTGTGATTTCCATCCGTTCCATAATTTGGCTTGGTCTGTCTTGGGGGTGGTTATATCAAAATTACCCATACCACCTTGCTCTTGCCAAATAGCCGTTTTACCAGATTTACCTTTCCCCACAACCTCTCTCTTATGTCCCTTATCCAACTGCTTACTAATATCAGTAGCCTTTGGAAAGCCTGAGCCATAGAGCCACATAATACAATCTTTTAATATCCAACCAGCGTCTTCTATATTTACTGCCATTCTGTGTTGAGTTCTTGTTCCAGCGAAACATAGCATTGTTGCTCCTGGCTTTGCTACTCTTAACATTTCTTTGAATGTATCTATGCTCGGAACATCATAATCCCACTTCTTACCCATAAAGGATAGTCCGTATGGTGGGTCTGTAATAATAGTATCAACTGAATTTGGTTCTAGCTTACGCATTTCTTCAATGCAGTCGCCTTGTATTATTTTATTCATATTATCTATTAAAGATTATTCTCTTAATAGGAGAGCCGAGGATTCTTATTAAGGTCGCTAGGAAGGGTTCCAACCATACATCATCCTCTAGCATCGCTTAACAGAAATCAGGATGCTTACCCTATCTTAATAAGTTGACACTCTCCTATTAAAAGAACTATCTGTTATCTATTAAAGTGGGGTTTATTTATCTTGGAGATTGATTAGTTTTTTAACAGCTTTTTCTATTTTACCGCCGCTAATTGTTGGCTCGCCCAAATCATCAATCACGATTCCTGATAACAAATCTTCAAGTATTTTGTATATCTTCTCTATTTTCTTTTTACTTTTCATATTATCTATTAAAGTATTCTAAATCCGCCATATTAGTTATAATCTCCTTACTTTTCATACTTGTTAATCTCTCTTCTTATTGCTTTTTCGTAATCTTTTAAAGCATCAATATACGCCCTTTTAAACTCTTTCTCCCCATTGTTTACAACAATATCTGGTATTTTAATTTGATATGTAAAAACCTTTCCTACCGATAGTTCTGTTGTAATATACTCAAACCCATATTTTTCTATATATTTTTTCATAATCCTTTAAGCCAATTCTCATCAGCCATATTAGTAATTAGTTGGTCTTTCTCTGCTATTGTTTGGATAAGTTGTTTCTTTTCTACTTGTAATTCGTTAATGGTTTTTCTGTAGCCCGCACAAGTATTGGGCTCAAATAATCTTATTAAGTATAGCGTCATACATAAGACATTCAGGGCTACGGCTATTATTAAGATGATAGATAGTGTTTTCATAATATTTCTTTTAATAATTTATCCATTGGTTTGTCGCCCAATTTATTTATCTCAATATCGGGGCAGATAAAGCAATCTTCTATTGTTATTCTTACTTGCTTAATACCAAACTCTTTTTCCATTGTATCTAATAAATTGCTTAATAATTTGAGCTTCTCTAACGACTTAACTTGAAGCCCGATTAGTTTTATTTCACTTCTCATATAAAGTAATAGATTATTTTAGTTTAGATGATAAGTAATGCCCCAGTGAGTCAAACCTATCGTTTATTTCTTTTCTAAAACTTTGGATTTCTTCCATTAAGAGTTGGTCGCCAGTTTGTTTGCCCTCTGGTTGTAGAAAATCTGGGGCTACCTCTCCTGTATGATAATCCTCATCTACGCTAATAATAGGAGTATGGTCTTTGATTATCAGAGTAGAGTTAGTATAGCCATCCTTGGTTTTAGTTTCTATTGTTCCGTTGTAAGTTTTGCCGACCTCTAATACTAGAGTTGCCCCTGAAAAGTAATCATACTTATCATTGACTCTCCATATTTGCCATCTACCTTTTGGACTTTCACCTGCTATTGGTGTTCCGTCCTTTTTTGTTTTTGGTTCTACTTTTTCTATTAGTATTTCTGCCATAGTTATTTATTTATTTGATTAAGGTTTATTGTTTGAGTTTGACTATTGATTTGGTCAGATGCCCAGAAGAAGTCCCAAGCAGTCCAATTAGTTCCGTTTTGTTGGTTATATATGTTGACAGATTTGGCGGCAAAAACATATCCAAGTCCTACTCCAACTCCAATAAGCAACGCCACAACTAACAATATTGGTAAGATTACTTCTAATATAAAATCCATATATTTATTTTATTTGATTATCTAACCACTGATTCTCAGCCACGACCTCTGGCTCATACTCAGGGTCTTCATCATTAGACGCTTGGTCTAACTCTTTGTTTATTTCTTCAATGTTTTTTTCACACCATTTCCTGCATTTAGTGCAATAGCTTCTCTCTACATCGCAATATAAATCCCAAGATATTGGTGCGTTACAACATTTACTTGTTTCTATTGATTTTTCTGGCATAATTGTTTATGAAACTCCGCTAGTTTGAGCATCTCTTTCTCAAACCATTGGTCGTTTCGTTTATATTCTCCTAAGACCTTTAAATATAGACCTTTACTTATAATGGGTTGGACTATCCGCCCTTTTGGTATTTCAAATAGGGTTAGGTATAGTTTTAATTGGTGAGCCGCCCAAGGTTTCGCTTTATCGTGGACTTTCTGGGAGGTCTTAATTTCTAGTATCTCATTTTGGTTTATACAATCTGCTACTCCTACTATTGTGAAGTTTGGTATTTCTACAAATTTATCACACCTTGGACAATAATAAGTACTTGTTTCATCAAGTGGAGAGTTGATAGTTGCTATTTCTAATTCTTTTTCTCCACACTTGGGGCAATCTCCAACAGACATGTATTTCTCTTTTTTATACTCCATAAAGTAGTCATCTTCTAGTAAGCTCTGTATCATAGCGTGCTTATGGGTTCCGTTAAACATATTCATTGCCCCCTTAAAATCTACTTCTTCTCCATCTAGGTATTGTTGGGGGGTACAGTATCCATTTATGAACGCCCATATTTTGCTACAACTGTATCTTCCTACTTTCCCAGGTTTTGGCGGGTATCTCTTTAATAATTTCTCTGTTAAATCAATCATTAAAAGGGAATTACTTTATCTTTAGTATCGTTGGTATCTTCTTTACTCTCTTCAGCTTTATCTGGGTAGTTCTCAAATGCCCTTCCAACTACTTCTGAGGCTTCTTGAATAACATCTCTTAAATTACTATCTGGTTTGCTCATCATTCTTGAATTAACAAATTTACAGAATAGCTCCCTTTTTTCTTTTTGTGCCCACTCTTGTTTGGACATATTGTTATTTGTTGTTGCCATATATTTAGTTGGTGGCTGACCTATCTATGGCGGACTTCAGGTCATTTAATCTGGGATACCATGTGAGCAAATGCGAAGCCCTCCGCAGACCCAGACACCACCTATTTGTTTAATTGATAAATTAATTCTTCTGCCATAGTTTTAGCCGACTCTTCTGTATAATCTGGTGGTAGTTCAGTCTTAACAAACTTATTGTTCTTTATTGCCACGAGTAGTAAATGGTCTTTTTTTGGGGCTTTTAAATTTACTTTAAATTCTTTTTCCATATTATTTTAAGTTAACTGTTTTTTTACCCTCGGCTTTTGCTTTTAATAGTTTTTCTTCTATCATTTTGAATTGCATTTCGTGGGCTTTTAGGACCTTTAAGTTGTTTTCTATGGTTTCTTTGTCCCATAGTGCCTGATTTTGCCAGTCCTCACATACTTGACACCCATCTTCTGGTGAGGCGTGACAATCGTGGTTATCGTATTGTTCTTGTGTTATGGGTTGTTTCATATGTTTAAGGGGGTTAATGTTTTTTATTATGTTTATCCTGAGGAAATAATTGATTTAAGACGCTATCTGAGAGGGCTTTGTAGTATCCCTTATCCTTTAGATTTTCCTTAACATACCATACTACAGCTTTTTGCTCATCTGTTAGTGTGGGTTTATTTCTTTTCAACATATACTTCATTATTGGAGTTGTTTCTATTTTAGCACTACCCACAAAATCTCTTATTGCCTGTTTTACTATTTCATTTCTTAATTTCATATCTTTGGATAATGGTCTTTGCAGAGATATTTATATTCGTCTCCGTAAATATAAGGTTTGGTAGGTAATGCCCCGCACTCCTCACACTCATTATATTCTTCTTCTCTGTGTGCCTCGTCTTTAAGAGTTTGGGCGTATTCTTTTAATGTTTCTTTTTCCATAATTTTTAATAGTTAGTGTTTCCTTGAAGTGTTCCTTTCTTTTCTGCCTCGGTTAGTTTGTCTAGTTCATAGAGTGTGTATTTTCCGTCACCAGTTCTGATGTCTATATTCATCATTGGGTAAGCATTATATTTTCTATAAACATCTCTAACTTCTTTTAAAACTTTTTTAATTATTTCTTTGTTTTTTATTTCTATCTTCATATTCTATGTCGTTAATTGCTAATGATAGTAAGTAGTCTACGAAATGCCCGTTGGTGTAGTGTTCGTTATCTAGTTTTTCTTTACGGGCTTTTAAATGTTTAAAGATTTCTATTTTGTCTTTGCCCACAACTACTAATGTGCGTATAGGTTTATTGTCGCTCATTTTAATAAATCTTTATTCTGATATATGTTTCCTATTACTTCTAATTTATCCATATCATATCTCCAAGTCATTCCTTCTTCTCCTTGTAGTTTTTCAATTTTGAAAGCCCCGCCAAAAGTTCCAATCGCTTTTTTATCAAATACTATCTTTATCTTTTGAGGTTTTATAGTTGTGTTAAGCAAAATGTCCCCCTCATATATCTCAACTCCATTCTTGTCTTTTAGCCCTGTGTATTGCATAACTTTATATTCTGGTTCTGGTGCTCCGTGATGTATTGTAAACATCCGACCATTTTCTCCAATATGAGCAAAATTATTTATTAATATTACTCCATTCCAAGCTCTAAATTTTATTTCTCTTGTCATAGTTTTTGATTATTCTATAAAATGTTGTTGTTGGTATCTTAGTTGTAAATATATCGTTTACTTCTTTTAGAAAGTCCCTGTCGTTCATTGGGAATTCCCTCTTTTGTTCCTCTAAATACCATTCCTTAATTGTGGCGTCTCTTTTTTTTCTTAAATGTTGTTGCATATTGTTGTTGTTATTTTCACTTTATTCCATTATATACCAATCAAGTGGTGTTGTCAAGTGTGGAAAACAAAAAACCGCCGAAGCGGTTTAATGTAGCCAACCCATAGATTGTTTCACTTCCCCCGATGAAGTTATAATATTTTTTACGTTCTCTACTTATAACAAAGTAGAGCTTGAAGCCATTACCTCAAAGGATGTGAATACTTGTGGGTTCGCTTCTTCTATTATACCTTACTCCTCAAAAAAATCAAGTATCCAGCAAATGAATGCCTCTAATACAAGACATATTTCTATCACTATGATTTTGATGAAGGTCATTTAATGGCACGTCTTACCCCGAAAGCGGCAAGTGATGCTAAGATTACGTTTCCAGCAGTAGCCCCGTCTAATTGTCCTATTACTAATCCTACGATAGCCCAGATAATTGCTACTACAGCTACCGAATAAGTAAGTTTACCTTTTAACATATTCTTGTATTCTCTTTAGTAGATTAATTATGGCGACTACAATTTTATCTGCCCAAGATGTAATTGTTGATGATGAGCAGGACACAACCAGACGACCTCTAGTGGTTTATTGTAGTCCTCGTGATGTGCGTGAACCTTGATTTTTCCACATATCTGACAAGGCTCCCTTTTTATTTCTCCACTTTTTATTTTTCTATTTAACGATTGGTGAGCTCTAACTTTTTCAGGGTTCTTCTCTCTCCATATTCTATATTCTTCAGTTTTATTAATTTTACCATTAGCTCTCTTTCTTCTAGAGTATATTTTATCACGTTCTCTTTTATGTTCTAGTCTCTCTGGAGTTTTGTAATAATATGGATTTTTCTTTAGCCAGATTTTCCGATTCTCTAAAATTCTTTTTTTGTTCTTCTGATAATACTCCCTATAATATTGTTTTGTTTCTTCATTCATACCTCTTATAATTAAAAGCCCTCCCAACCTAGTAAGCGGGAGGACACGATAATAATGTTTGCTTACTAGGCTTATATTAATTATAAGCTATTGGTATTAAATTGTCAAGAAATAAACTTGGAAAACATTGCTACTAACTTCTTTATCATCTCCTTTATTGTATTAAGTTGTTTCTGTAATGCGTTTAATTCGCCCTCAGTTGGCTTCTGTGGGGTTTTTGGGGGCTTAGTGGTACTTTGGGTCGTCTTGCGGTATTCATTTAAGAACTCCATAACATATTTGCCTGGGCAGATGGTATTACTGAAATCTCTATGTCCGTATATTTCGCTATCAGGGATGTTGTGTTCTTTCTGTTTTTCTTTTAAG